CGTATCATAATCGATAGGTATCGATTCGTACTAAGTAATACGGGCAACCGTGTGGCTATAGTGCATTGATGGGAGCATCGCTTTACGCCAAGCTGGATAGTGTAACGTATCGGACTCATCTATGTTAGTACTGATTTGAAGGAGGGAATCCTAAGATATCAAACTTTACTATTTTCACTGGCCAGAACAACGATGGATACTTCCTTTAAAACCGAAATTACTCTTGAGCGCGGACTGACAAGATCAGACTGCCAACTAGCAGGTGTGGTATCAAACACATCAGGCGACGCAATAACTAGTAGCGATGAATATCGTTGTTACAGTAGCAATATAACGACTAGAACTGAGATCACGCAACACGTGTCTACAACTGAAAACATAGTCGTATATCGCATTGGACAGCATAAAGAAAGCGCTAATAGCTTGTTCAAATGGATGAGAGAGCGTCAGAACCGAGTGCGAATTGGGCAGCGTTTTCGTCTGAACGAAGCTGTGGAACAAGAGTTAAGTGGTATAAGTAGAAAGTATTCTAATTTTTCAGGTAAATTCGAATTCGCTGATTTCTCTGCAATGCTAGAGGTTCTGTCAGCTGGTGTCGCGTGTTACTCTTTGTACGGCTCGCTGAATCATAATGATATGATGGCGGGCATGCCGCTGTCAATAAGAGCACTGTCGACTTACGATGACCCTGTTGGTGCGAGCGAGAAGTCAATCTTCATTCCGAGAAGCGTGTCGACTACTTATAGTAGGGGCACCTTTAGCGCTCTTGTGTGTGCTGCGAATATGGTAGGCACGACAGTAGCTACTGATGTGGTGCATCTAGATGCAAATAGCAACTCACCGGTGGTTACAATGGTAGATGGAGCGGAGCTTGCGCTTGGGTGTTATGACGCAATAAGGCTTTTGCTAGGTGTGATGGAGGATAGCCAAGCCGGCGCAATGGGTGTTTATGCAGTTACTCGTGGTATACACGTTGCTATGACTGTGGTTGCGCACACTGACGAAGGTGGGTATATGCGCAAAGTATTCCGCTCTGAGGCGTTCGCACCAAGCTTTGGTGGTATATATGCTCAGAAGGAGCGTACATACTGCGGCATTCCTTTCCCCAGTAAAGAACGCTATTCCAGCTTCATAGCACTGACTGACGGCATGGCGTTGGCTACTGCCGGGTTAGTGGCAAACTGTGATCCGCTGATTGAGTATAAGGGGCGTTGGTACCCTACAATATATGGCGCTGGTGAGCTGTCTAGATGCAATTCTGTGAAGGCAAACGAAGACAGCGCTAATAATATCGGGATGAAAATTGCAAGTACGTGCGGCACATTTAGCACGATGTATGCTGAAGAACTCGCAAGACTTTTTGGTATTATGGCAGGTGATGTTGGCCCTGTAGTCGCTCACATGCAAGCTTGTTTCAATTGGGCGGGAGGTTCAGGTGACAGACACCTCGCGTACACGAGTGTCGCGCCTTTCTATTGGATAGAGCCAACCAGTTTGTTCAAGGTTAAAGGTGCTGATACAATTGCCGTCAGAGAAGGGTATGGAACTCTGGTCGGTGTGTTTGAGACTAGCGCGATGCCATATTTCGAGGGCCTAGCAGTAGTCAACGCAGGCAGCGAGTCAAGCAGCATCATTGCTGGTTTCAGAGGTGCGAGAACTTGTGGGGCTGTATTGCACCACGCTCAGAACGTGAATAACGGGCTGGGGGCAATAGTCATTAGGCAAGCAAGTGCTATATCGTTCGCCCACCGGGGTGGGACTGATGAGCCGATTGATGCATCGATGCAACGCTCTGCACCGCTAAGTGACTATCTATGGGGTAGAGGAGACGCAGGCGTACCCGCGCCGAGTGAATTGTTGTACACTGATAAGGCTATAGGCCTGATTGTGCAACACGGTAAGTTTGATCACGTCAATTTCGAGTACAAGTCGAGTGGCATAGCAGACCAGCGTGAGTTGGCCAGCAATATAATGGTCAAGCTGACGACCAACACGCCGGCGTATTATGGCATCAAGAAGATGTACGACAGACCGAGAAAGATGCTACATAGCCGTAGTATGGCTGTTGCAGCATTAGAAACTGTTAAAGGTATGTTTGCCGGCGGACATCGCACCGGCGGAGACTCATTAGCGTTGTCATTTAGTGCTCCTGACATAGTCTTCGATCGTGATGTCGACACAAGATTGGTTGTCAATCAAGTGTCGGCGCCAGCTATGCCTGCAACTGCAGAGACTGCGAAGCGCGGGCCGACTACTCAGGTGGTTGTCGAACAGCTGCCGATCAGGCCGATGCGCCCACACGCTGCACAGGCAGCATACATACAACGTGCTGAGCCGCAGCAAGCCATGGAAGCCGCTGCAGAGCACGGCATATTGCAGACTGAGGTTGCAGGAGTCACTCCGCAACCTAGCGAGCCCTGAGCGCTTCGGCGCCGCATCCAACCAGTAAAAGACAAGTGCAACTGGGTCGGTTGGGTGTGTGGGCGAGTAAACAGTTGCCGGCATCTGTGCCTGAAGACTTCTATCTTCAGAGCCTAACTGCACAGATGACGTATATGGCTACCTTGATACAGCGTGGTGAAACTGTACAAGCAATCGCTTTGTCACTATTATACACGACAATCCCAATACAGTGTGTAACGGAGAGTTCTTGGGCGGTTAAACTGTTTGACGAAGCAGTGGAACCGATTGAATACGTAACTACAACTCACGAATCACGTGGATGGGAACTAAGTAATGAGCGTGAGGAACGATTTTTTCCTTTGAAAGCACACGCCGCAGCGCTCAATAAAGTCAATATATCTTTTAGCGAAGCAGTGGAACAATGTAAGAAGGAATGGCCTGATATACACAGTGCTATATCAGAAAACTTACGTTATATGCACGGCATGAGTAACGACCAAGCTGCAGCTGTCGTACTGTATGGGACAAGCACTGCTGCTTTGTTTGGTACAAAGGGAGTAGAGTATGCTATACGGGCAATCAAAGATCCCGATGGCGCAAAGATTGCTACAACGGCAATCAAGTCGTTAGGCGCACACATCACGCCGGAAGGTGCGGCCTTATGTGAGATGCAGTGTCTGCAAGGAAGGATGATAGGCACGCTAGATCTGCACGCTGAGGCGCTAGAGCGTATAGGTAAGGCAGGTAAGGCAAAGACACCGCAGCTATTCGCTGATGACGAGTTAAGGTCAGCTGTCAGGAAGATCATCGCACATGAACTGTACGGCCGTGAAGTTGTGTATGACGACGTGCATGCCTTCTGGGACAAGCGCTGGCTGTGGTGCGTCAATGGCGGTCACAGCAGGGCGCTGGAAAGATATGAGCCGAAGTGGGCGCTAAGCTGGCATGGGCATGCGCACCGTCGCGTTGCGATGGAAGAATATAGGCGGAATCCGCTGTTGGAGTGGAGTGGTGAGTGTTACATGAGCGTGAGTCCGAAGCTGGAGCATGGCAAGACGCGTTTACTCATTGCATCTGACACGATCTCTTATGCATGCTTCGACCACCTGTTGAGCGCTGTAGAACGGGCGTGGCGAAACAAACGTGTGCTCGTAGATCCTGGACGTGGAGGTATGGGGATGATATGTAAGCGGGTGCGAGACCTAGGGAAGGGGCAATTTTATGTCATGCTTGACTACGATGATTTTAACGCGCAGCATACCCTCCGCGCGCAACAAATAGTAATAGAAGAGCTTGCTGCGCTGACAGGGTATGATGATAACCTGGCTATGAAGCTAAGCAAGTCGTTTGAACGTATGAATATATGTGTAGGTGGCGAGCGTATTGGTGTGATGAGTGCAACTTTATGTTCTGGGCATAGAGGCACTAGCTTCTTAAATAGCGTGTTAAACGCTGCTTACATATATTGTGCTGACCCGACGGGCTGGTATGAGCTGAAGTCGCTACATGCTGGCGACGATGTGGTAGCAGTCGTTGCAGGCCCAAGTCATGCTGAGCGTCTAATTGTGAACCTAAATAAAGTAGGTTGCAAGATTAACGTGATGAAGCAAAGTATAGGTAGTAAAACTGCTGAGTTTCTACGATGTGCGATTGGTGATACTGTCGCACGCGGCTACCTGGCAAGGTGCATTGCGACTGCTGTAAGTGGTAGCTGGATAAATGAGCGTGGCTTAGGCGTCCAAGAGAAGCTAACGACGATACTAACGAGCGCAAGAGCGATGGTCAATAGATCACTAAACATCAAGGCAGGGCTAATCTTCGAACCAACGCTAACTAGGCTATTAGGCGTTAAAAGGACATTAGCACGAGCTTTATTAATGGGTGAAGCTGCAGTCGGAAATGGTCCGATATTTAGCGGAGGGCCATGCTATAGGAGTATAGTGCTAGAGAGGAGCACAAGATCCGAGAATAGATTGTTGCAGTCTGTTAAAGGGTATCCAAGTAATGCAACAGAAAGTTACCTGACAAGTGCGGCTACTGAAGTAGAGCGTGCGGCCTTGCGGATTACTGGCATATCGGTCAAGGGCGAAATGATGGGGGCGTCTTACGCTAAAAGCCTATCTGAGCTGACCGGTACCCAAGTGCTGGATAGGTATCGCGTGCGCCTAAATAAAAGCAAGCTAGCACATGGTTGGGTGTGGTATGAAGATGTTATGACTCGTACGGAACGTGTCGGCGCACTAACGAAGTATCCGCTGTTACATTTTCTGAAAGAGCGTCTCACGAGACGACAGCTGTTAGAACTGCTTAGCATGGCTGGCTATCACAACGTGAAAGAGCCAGAAGAAACGGCATGGGGAGGTGAGGCACACGGTATTAGGCTTGTGGGTGCGTTACCTTATGCTGATGCGCTAGCTTTATGCAGGCGTACCGTAGCTGGCGTTGTCTACGTTAAAAACAACATCTTTATGTAGAAGTGTGGTCCACGCACTTTAAAATCTCAGTTATTGGC